ATTTCTTAACCACATTTTCAGGTGTTAGAATATCTAAATTCTCATTCCCATCGGTGGATAACTTAATGATGAGTGTTAACCGAGATTTAATACGTAAGTATAAAAAACCTAGAAAAGTTCAAACAAACAGTCAGGGTGGAGATACTGGAAGTACAGAAAATAATAATCAAAGCGTCATTGCGAGTAATACTACAAATCAAGGTGAGGGTAAGTGTCAAGCAAAATCAAAATATCCTACCTTACCATATCTGAAAGTAATTAAAACAACAATTCCGTTTAATGAGGTACTATCGACGGCTAAACAATTAGGCAGTACTAACGATATTAGACGAATAATTGCTGGAGCATCAAGAATCGAACAAGGTAATGGTAATGGTACTTTTGTGAATACCTTTAATTATAATGGTGTTGGTATGCATAGTGATATGACATGGCCAACAGCCTTTGCAATGACTAGTAATGCTATTGGTCAGACTTGTTTAAAAGCTTCAGATAAAGATTCAAATGGTAATAGAATTTATAGACCTACATTTGCTTTTGACTCACTCAAGGATGGGTTAAATGGAATCACGATTAGAATGGAAGGTTCAAAGAACGCGATAACCGAAGTAAAAACGCTTGTAGGTAATGGGAGAGCGAATCTCACCGATAATGAATTAGCTCAGGTTTACGCCTTAGTGTGGTTTGGTTTTTGGAATACCAACCTTGGATTTTTTAAGTATGGTGGGATGGATAATTTAAAATCCGTGTTAAAACCAGGAACTAAACTATACAAGGACTATAATAAAAAAATTGTAAGTGCAACTAGTACTTATAAAAAGGTTATTATTTTGGCTAAGGCAAAGGGTTTTTAAGTAATTTACACATAACGATATATTTATAATAAAAACTAATACTATGAATGTTAAAAATTTATTAGACCAGTATCTTGCAAAAGACACAAGAATTACTGAAAAGGACGCCGGAAATGGTTACAAAGAAGTTTGTGACTTAGACACAGGAGACTGTTATACTGTTAGTATAAGAGACGGTTTGATTGAAAGAGTAGATAACACTATGAAAGTTAATCGAACATTAAAAGTTGAAACACCACATGGAGTGAAAACTCTATTGAATGGTTAATATAAAAGATTATGGCAATCGATAAGAAAATTTTAGAAGAGTTAGGTAGATATAATTCTATCAACAAATACATAACAGAACAAGATGCACCTCTTGATGCTGACCCGATGGGTGCACCAACAGATGACATGGGAGCTGAAGAAATTTCAGAACCTGTCAATGTTGAGACTGACCCTGAGGTTGAAAAAGTTAGTGACGAGGGTAATGTTGAGTCTGCAGACGTATCAAGTGATACTGAAGAATTGGATATTACTGATTTAGTGACTAAGCAAAATCAAATTAGTGATAAGCAAGATGAGTATATGGATACTATGTTTGAGAAATTATCTGACTTAGAATCTAAATTATCTCAGATGGACCAAATATTCACAAAGATTAATGATATTGAAGCTAAAGTTGAAAAGTATCGTCAAAAATCTCCTGAAGAGAAACTACAGTTAAGAAGTTTAGATAGTTATCCTTACAGTCAAAAATTATCAGATTTCTTTTCAGATAAAGAGAGTGATATGGAAGCAACCGGTAAAAATGAGTATGTCTTAACTTCTGATGAAGTTGAAAATTATTCTGACACTGACGTTAGAAAATCTTTTAACGTACCCTTCGAAGACAAAGAATAATATTTGACAAATATAAAATTTACGATTATAATAAGGCCACTCATTTGAGTGGTCTTTTTATTTATATATGATTTGACTTTGTAGACTAATTGACTATATTTACTAATGAGTTTAAGAGAAACATTAACAGAGAAAAAAAAGAAAAATTATGGCAAATGCATTAGACGCTGTGTTATCACAGTACGAAAAAAACACCCAAAACACGGGTGGTGGGACTAAAATCTCGCAAGAAGACAGGTTAAAAAGATACTTTACAACGTATCTACCTAAAGGGACCAAAGCAGGTCAAAAAGTAATCCGTATCCTTCCAACACCAGATGGTTCATCACCTTTTAAAGAGGTATGGTATCACGAAGTTCAGGTTGACGGTAAATGGACTAAACTTTACGACCCAGGAAAGAATGACGGTGAACGTTCACCCCTTACTGAGGTTTATGAAGAGTTGATGTCGACAGGTAAAGAGTCTGACAAAGAATTGGCTCGTCAATATCGTCCACGTAAGTTTTACATCGTAAAACTTGTTGACCGTGATGAAGAAGGTGACGGAGTTAAGTTTTGGAGATTTAAGGACAACTACAAGCAAGAAGGTATCCTTGACAAAATTATTCCAATTTGGAGACAAAAAGGTGACATTACAGATGCAAAAGAAGGTCGTGACTTAATTGTTGACTTATCTAAGTCTAAGACACCTTCAGGTATTGAGTACACGGTAGTTAAGACTATTATGTATGATGACCCAACACCACTTCACTCTGAACCTGCACAGATGAAAGAATGGATGGATGATGAGTTAACTTGGAGTGAAGTTTACGCACAAAAACCTGTAGAGTATTTAGAGGCTATTTCAAGAGGTGAAACACCTGTTTGGGATACAGAGTTGAAAAAGTATGTTTACGGTAACAGTGAGAGTTCTGAAATGACCTTAGGTGGTTCATCTGAAACTACGGAGAGTCCAACGTCTGACAAACAATCGGATATGGATATTGACGAAGACTTACCGTTTTAATAAAAACTAACATGATGGTGCAGGCGATGTCTGCACCATCTTTATTATTTAATCAATATGGCAATTAAGAAAAAAGATTTTAGTTCGTTGAAGAAGAAGTACTCTACTTCAGCAAAGTACAAACCCCAAAGATTTTTTGATTTGGGTGATGCATTCTTGGATGCCGTTGGTTTACCGGGACCCGCAATTGGACATTTAAATATGTTCTTAGGTCATTCGGACACTGGAAAGACGACAGCCTTAGTAAAGGCGGCAGTTGATGCACAAAAGAAAGGTATTCTACCTGTATTCATTATTACGGAGCAAAAATGGTCATTTGACCATGCTAAAATAATGGACTTTGAATGTGAGGAGGTTGTTGACGAAGAAACAGGAGAATTAGAATGGGATGGATTTTTCCTTTTCAATAATAACTTCTCATATATAGAACAAATTACGGACTATATTAATGAGTTATTAGATGCTCAGCAAAAAGGTGAGTTGGATTACGACTTATTGTTCTTATGGGATTCTGTTGGTTCTGTACCGTGTAAGATGACTTTTGACGGTAAGGGTGGTAAACAACACAACGCGGCAACATTGGCGGATAAGATAGGTATGGGTATCAACCAACGTATTTCAGGTTCGAGAAAATCGGATTCAAAATATGAAAACACATTAGTGATTGTTAATCAACCTTGGGTTGAGTTACCTGACAATCCATTTGGACAACCAAAGATTAAAGCAAAAGGTGGTGAAGCAATATGGTTAAACTCATCTTTAGTTTTCTTATTTGGTAATCAGAAAAACGCAGGAACAAATAAGATTGCTGCGGTCAAAGACAAACGAAAAGTTAAATTCGCTGTAAGAACAAAGGTGTCGGTTATGAAAAACCACATTAATGGTTTGGGGTATGAAGATGGAAAAATCATTGTAACTCCTCACGGGTTCTTGGCAGGAAAAGAAGCTGTAGAAGAAAAGAAATCAATTGAAACTTATAAGTCAGAACAATCAGAGTATTGGAAAGAAGTTATAGGTGCGGATGGTGACTTTAAGTTAGAAGATGTAAAAGAAGATGTGTAACCCTCTAAAGAAGGTACTTTGACAAATACATTATTAGTTGACGGAAATAATTTAATTAAGATTGGATTTCACGGTGTGAGGGAATTCTACCATAATGGTAATCATATTGGTGGAATTTTTCACTTCGTCAACACACTCAAGAAATTTTTATTGGAACACAATTATGATAAGGTAATTGTATTTTGGGATAGTAAAAATAACTCAGACCAAAGAAGGGAGTTATTCTCTGAATACAAGATGAATCGTAAGAGTGACATGAATGAAGCTAAGAAGATTTCATTTGAATGGCAAATGTCGAGGGTTCAACAATATTTGGAGGATATGTTTATCCGTCAGGTAACGATAGATAACTGTGAGGCTGATGATGCAATCGCATATTATTGTCAAATTTCAGTTGACGAAAACAAAACTATATTTTCATCAGATAAAGACCTTACACAGCTTATCTCGGACAATGTGGGGGTATACTCCCCAATACATAGAGCGTATTACCAGAAGGGAGATTTGATACCTTTAAAGGATATTTCTATACCTCATAACAACATCGCAATGTTTAAGATAATGTCAGGGGACAAGTCTGACAATATTGACGGAATATATTTGTTGGGTGAGAAAACATTTGCTAAGTTATTTCCCGATGCGTTGGACAATGTAGTGTCTGTTAACGATATTATACGTTGTACTGAAGAGTTAATCGAAGGTGGTGACAAACGTAAAGTTCTGAGAAGTATTATAGATGGTAAAACAAAACGAGGGGTTTTAGGGAAAAGATTCTTCGATATCAATAAAAAACTCGTAGATTTGTCCTCACCATTAATAAATGACGAAGGAAAACGTGAAGTTGAAGATTATTACCAAGAGGAGCTCGACCCCGATGGAAGAGGATACCAAAATCTTATGAGGATGATGGACAAAGATGGCATCTTCAAATACCTACCTAAACAAGATGATGCTTGGGTAGAATTTTTACAACCATTTTTAAAACTGACAAGAAAAGAAAAAAAACGATTTAAAAACAAACATTAAAATTAAAATTATGAAAGAGCAAAATGATGTGACTAAGATGGAATTCCTTCTTACATTAAATGACAACTTCGTTGTACAACGTTATTTTAACGTGAGAGGGTACAACCCAAAAGCTCGTAAAAGTTACGAGATGATTCAAAAAGTTAATGAGATAACTGAAGTCTTAACAGAGAATCTTAAGGAGAAAACATTGGTGTATATGTTGGATAATTACGGACAAATTCAGATGGACCCAACAATTTTGGATACCTCAAATACTGATGGTCCTGAACACTTTAACATCTATATTAAATTAGGTGATGAAATAATTTGTCATAAAATTATTGACGCAAAAGTTTTCCCACCTAAGATAAGATACACCGTAGATGTGCGTCCGCAACTAAAAAGTGTGCTTCGGACCTTGACAGAGATTTTCTCAGAGGAAAATTTATCTAACACCTATATGGATTATCAGTTATCTTAACCATATTTATATTTTACCTTAAAGAAATTTTATTGACATGTCGAAAGAAATCAACTTCGGTTACTTAGGTAACTCATTCCAAATACAGCTATTAAATAACATCGTAGTCGATAAAGACTTCGCCAATTCTATTGTGGATGTAATGGACCCCAAATACTTCGATAATCAATATTTCAAATTGATAATGCAGATGACGAAGGAGTACTATATGAAGTACGACCACGCTCCGACATTTTCAACTTTAGAACAACTTACAAAAAGTGAAATAACATCACCTATGGCTCAAAAAATGGTCTTGGATATGTTGTCAGAGGTAAAAGAGGCTCCAGTGGAAGGTTCCACATTCGTACAAGAAAAGTCTTTAAAGTTCTGTAAACAACAAGAACTTCAGAAGGTTATGACTAAAGCTCAAAAAATTATTGACAAGGGGGATTTTGAATCTTACGACCACTTAGAAGAAATGGTTCGTGAGGCTCTCCAAGTGGGTGAAGTCGACGCTGGAACTGCGGATGTATTCTCAAACTTAGATGAAGTATTAGATGATGATTATCGTCACCCAATACCAATGGGAGTACCAGGAATTGACAACCTTCTAAAGGGTGGTTTAGCTAAAGGTGAGATTGGTGTAATATTAGCTCCGACAGGTGTTGGTAAAACGACATTCTTAACGAAAATTGCTAATAACGCATTCAATTTAGGTTACAGTGTATTACAGGTTTTCTTTGAGGACAACCCAAAGATTATCCAACGTAAACATTTTACTTTATGGACAGGTATTGCTCCAGATAACTTATCAGGTCGTAGGGACGAGGTGATGGAAAAAGTTAGAGTAATTAAAGAAACCACCAAAAATAGGTTAACACTTAAAAAGTTACCTTCAGATACTCTGACTATGAATCAAATCAAAAATCAGATTCGTAAAATGATTGCCGAGGGAAATAAACTTGATATGATAGTTTTAGACTATATTGACTGTGTTACTCCTGACAAAAACTTAGGTGATGAATGGAAAGCGGAAGGTTCGGTAATGAGAGGTTTTGAGGCTATGTGTCACGAATTGGATATGGTTGGATGGACTGCAACCCAAGGTAACCGTTCATCTATTTCTGCGGAAGTGGTGACTACCGACCAAATGGGTGGTTCAATTAAGAAAGCTCAAGTTGGTCACGTAATTGTTTCAGTTGCAAAATCTCTACAACAAAAAGATATGAAATTGGCAACTATTGCAATTACTAAATCAAGAATTGGACCTGACGGGGTAGTTTTCGAAAACTGTAAGTATGACAACGAAATGTTGGTTATTGATACCGAACAAAGTATGACACTATTGGGTGTCGAAGAACAAAAAGAAGAGAGAAATCGTGACCGTATTAAAGATTTGTTGGCGAAAAGACAACAGAGAGAAGGTCAGAAAAATCAAATATAATTAAAAAAACCAATTTATAGTATGAGTAATAAAGAGATTAACTATGTGATTAAGAGAAGTGGGGAGAAAGTAATATTTCAATCTGAAAAAGTAAAATACGCTGTATTAAAGGCTATGGATAGCGTTGGAAATGTCGATGACGAGATGGCGGATAAAATCGCAAGACTCACAAGAAAAGGAATTTTCAGAGGTGACCCTGATAGAGTTCCTCACGTCGATGAAATACACGATATGGTTGAAAACAAACTTATGGATAACGGTCTTAATGATGTTGCTAAAGAATATATCATTTACCGTAAGGATAATAGTCCAAATATCTTCACAAAGAGAACGAACTTAAAACCTTACGAATATCCAAATCTAAATGAGTATGTTGATGCTATCAGACATTCATATTGGGTACATACGGAATTTAACTATACCTCAGATATTCAGGACTTTAAAGTAAATCTTGATAAGAAAGAAAGAACTGCAGTTAAAAGAGCAATGTTAGCAATATCACAAATTGAGATTGCGGTTAAATCCTTTTGGGGGGACATATACAAAAGAATGCCAAAACCTGAAATTGGTAATGTTGGAGCAACGTTTGCCGAGTCTGAGGTTAGACATGCGGACGCATATTCACACTTAGTACAACTATTAGGACTTAACGGAGAGTTTGAGACATTGTTACAAGTTCCTGCCATTCGTAAAAGAATTAAGTATTTAGAAAAATCTATCACAAACTCAAAGGCAGTAGAAAACAAAGAATACTTTGAGTCGATTGTATTATTCTCTATGTTTGTTGAGAACGTATCATTATTCTCACAATTTTTAGTTATTATGTCATTTAACAAACATAAGAACATGTTGAAAGGTATTAGTAATGCTGTTGAAGCGACATCAAAAGAGGAGAATATACATGCGGGATTTGGGTTTGACCTTGTTAATTTAATTAAAGATGAAAACCCAAGTTGGTGGTCAAAAGAATTAAAGGAGGATTTAATCGTAGCAACTATGGAGGCATATGAAGCGGAATCTGAAATTGTTGATTGGATTTTTGAAGAGGGAGATTTAGATTTCCTTACTAAAAATCAGACAATGGAATTTATTAAACATAGGTTTAACGTATCATTAAACTCTATTGGTATTGATAGTATTTTCGAAATCAATAAAACTCTTTTGGATACTACTGAGTGGTTTGACGATGAAATTCTAACAACAAAACACACGGATTTCTTTAATAAGAGAAGTATTAACTATAGTAAGAAATCTAAATCAATCACATCGAACGATTTATTCTAAAAAATTAAAATATAATGAACAATAAAAAACCATTTGATTGGATTAATAAAGAATCCATTACCTTTTTACGTAGAGGGTACTTAAGTGAGGGTGAAGAACCTTTAGAAAGAATTAGAACCATTGCGGACCACGCAGAAAAACTTTTAGGTGTTGAAGGTTTCTCTGATAAATTTTATGACTATATGGGTAAAGGGTGGTATTCACTATCTTCACCTGTATGGGCTAACTTTGGAAAAAAGAGAGGTCTACCTGTAAGTTGTTTTGGTTCTAACATCAGTGACAATATTGAATCAATTCTGTATACTCAAGCAGAGGTTGGAGAGATGTCTAAAATGGGTGGAGGAACATCAGGATACTTTGGTAATATCAGACACCGTGGAGCCGAAATAACAGACAACGGACTTGCACCTGGTGCGGTACATTTTATGAATCTTTTTGAGAGTGTTGTAGATAACATATCACAAGGGTCGACACGAAGAGGTCGTTTCTCGCCGTATTTACCTGTTGAACATCCAGACATTATGGAGTTCTTAGAAATAGGTACTGAAGGTTCTGCAATCCAAAATTTAACACATGCCGTTACGGTTACCGATGATTTCATGAATGAAATGATTGCTGGTGATGAAGAGAAAAGAGATATTTGGGCTAAAGTAATACAAAGACGAGGCGAGATTGGTTATCCTTATATCATGTTTCATGACACGACTAACAATAACACTGTAGACGTATATAAAGATAAAGGGGCGACCATTAATAACTCAAACTTATGTTCAGAGATTGCATTACATAATTCAGATGAAGAATCGTTCGTATGTGTACTATCATCAATGAATGTACTTCACTATGATGAGTGGAAAGATACCGATGCGGTTGAGGTTATGACTATGTTCTTAGATGTTGTCGTGACTGAACTATTAACTAAATTAGAAGACTTAAGAGATAACGGTACTCGTGAAGGTAAAATGGCATTTTTCTATATGGAAAAAGCCTACAACTTCGCTAAGAGACAAAGAGCGTTGGGTTTAGGGGTATTAGGATGGCATTCATTACTTCAATCTAAAGGATTAGCTTTTGATACTAGAGATACTGCGAGACTTAATGTTGAGGTATTCAAACACATTAAAGAAAAATCTTACAAAGCGTCTGAGAAATTGGCAAGTATGTTTGGTGAACCAGAATACCTAAAGGGTTATGGTAGAAGAAATGTTACTTTAAACGCAGTCGCACCAACAACATCGTCAGCTTTTATCCTTGGTCAAGTTTCTCAATCAATTGAACCTATTTGGTCTAACTGTTATGTGAAAGATGTTGCTAAGATGAAGGTTACTATTAAAAATCCTGTACTTAAAAAATTGTTAAGTGATATGGGTAAAAATAATAAAGAGGTTTGGAATAGTATTAAGAAAGCGGATGGTTCAGTACAACATTTGGATTTCCTAAGTGATGAACAAAAGGATGTGTTTAGAACATTTGCCGAGATTAACCAATCTTCAATTATTAATCAAGCTGCGGTACGTCAGTCATATATTGACCAATCTCAGTCACTAAACTTAATGATATCACCTGATATGCCAACCAAAGATGTTAACAAACTTCTTATTGAGGCATGGCAGTTAGGTGTTAAGACATTATACTACCAACATTCGATGAATTCGGCTCAGGCATTTGCAAGAAAAAAGTTAGGACTAAACGACTTAAATTGCGTAGCATGTGAGGGTTAATTCTTAAAATTAACAAACGATAAAGATAAAAGAGGACTTCGGTCCTCTTTTTTTTATAATTTAAAGTGTTAATATATTTATAGATAATGGCAGATGGTAAAACATATGGAATAAATTTTCCTTTCCAAGATAGTAGAATTGGTAAGTACCTTTCTCTTTCACCCACAACGGACGAAGAGATAAGGACAGACTTGCTTCATCTTATATTAACTCGGAAGGGTAGTAGGTATTATTTACCCGATTTTGGAACACGTATTTATGAATTCATTTTTGAACAAATGGATGGTACCACTTTCGAAGCGATTAAGGCAGATATTAGAGATGCGGTAGATAAATACATTCCAAATTTAATTATTAATGAAATAGTTATAACACCATATGTTGACGATGAAGGTGTCCAAGGGGATTTAAATATGGAACTGTTAGGTACTAGTGATATTTATAGACTACCTGGTATGGGTACACAAGAGTATACTGCTAAATTAAGAATAGATTATACAATAACGGATAGCACATTCCAATCAAAAGATTTCATAATTATCAATATTTAATAGTAGATGGCTGAGAAAAAAATATCATATACCGAAAGAGACTTTGAAGGTCTTAGACAGGAGTTAGTAAATTATACAAGACAGTATTATCCTGAGCTCATTGATAACTTTAATGATGCTGCAGTATTCTCAGTATTAATGGACCTAAACGCGGCTATTGGTGATAACTTACATTATCATATCGATAGAAGTATTCAAGAAACTATTCTACAATACGCACAACAAAAAAGTTCAATATTTAACATAGCAAGAACGTATGGTTTAAAAATACCGGGTAACAGACCTTCTGTTTCTTTGTGTAATTTTTCAATTACGGTACCGGCATTCGGTGACCAAGAAGATTCAAGGTATTTAGGTATTTTGAGGGCGGGTTCACAGGTTATAGGCGCTGGTCAAGTTTTTGAGAATCAAAACGATATTAACTTTGCAACACAATATAATAGTGAAGGTTATCCTAATAGAACTAAAATACCGGTTTTCGATAGTAATAATACCTTAACTAGTTATACTATCACAAAAAGAGAGGTTGTGGTTAATGGGTTGACAAAAGTCTTTAAAAAAGTTATTAGTAATGGTGATGTTAGACCTTTCTATGAGTTTTTCTTACCCGAAAAAAATGTATTAGCCGTGACCTCTATAATTCAAAAAGATGGTACATCATTTCAATCAACTCCACCATATTCAGATTTCTTAAATGTAAATAATAAGTGGTATGAGGTTGATTCGTTAGCTGAAAGTACGGTTTTTATTGAGGATTCTACGAAACCAACCGATAAGCCTGGAGTTAAAGTGGGTAGGTATGTTGAAACTGAAAGACGTTTCATAACTGAATATACTCCTGAAGGATTCTTAAGGGTACAATTTGGTGGTGGTACAACAACTCCTGATGACCAATTAGCGGAATTTGCTAGATTAGGGTCACCACTAAGATTACAAGATTACCAAAATAATATTGGTTTAGGAAAAACGGTACAGGCTAACACGACAATTTTTGTACAATATAGAGTGGGTGGTGGTACAGCATCAAATATAGGTGTAAATGCAATCAACCAAATAGGTACGGTTAACTTCTTTGTTAACGGTCCATCGGCAAACATTAACCAAACAACAGTTAACTCATTAAGAGTTAATAACGTTACAGCCGCCATTGGAGGTTCTAACTTACCATCAATTGAGGAAGTTAGAAATATGGTTACGTATAACTTCTCAGCACAAAATAGGGCGGTTACCGTTAACGATTATAATGCCTTGGTTAAGAAAATGCCTGGTAAATACGGTTCACCCGCAAAGGTCGCCATTACAGAAAAAGATAATAAAGTTAATATTGATGTTTTATCTTATGATGCGAATGGTAGGTTAACACAATCAGTTTCTAATACATTAAAACAAAATGTTGCGAATTATTTATCTAATTATCGAATGATTAATGATTATATTTCTGTAAATGTTGCTCAGGTAATTGATTTAGAATATGATATTTCTGTAGTCGTTGAGCCATCACAAAATCAGGGACAAGTTATTACTAAAATAATTGATGAGGTATCTACGGCTATGTCACCATTAGATAGAGATTTAGGTGAGAACGTTAATGTGTCTGAAATTCGTAGACGTATTCAAGATGTTGTTGGTGTTATTAACGTAACAGACATAATAATTATTAATAAAGTTGGTGGACAATATTCATCTTCTGAAACATCACAAAGATATATTAACAGCTCGACGAAACAAATCGAGTTAGTTGACGATACTATTTTTGCTGAGCCATCACAGATTTATCAGATAAGATTCCCTGAAAAAGACATTAAGGTTAGGGTTAAAAATCTTAAGACGGTAGATTTTTCATAACCAATTTACATAGAGAGTTAATAAACTATTTTAAAATTAGGTAAATAACTATTTATCTGATAAAGGAAATCATATGCCAAAATCATACAGAATACGAACTAAGTTAGGTGTCGACCAAAACATACAACTT